CTATTGTAACATAAAATATCAAAAAAACTAGTAGACATTGCAGTGTCGTTATTTTCTAATCTAAATGTTGTAGATAATATTTCTGAAATAAAGTTATTTATATTTCTTGCTGATGATTCTGTACTAAAATTTAAATCATAAAAAGTATGCAATTGCCCGTTTACGTATATTGTATAAACCGATCCAGTTCTTTTTATATTTAAAATAAATGGATATATTGTGAAAGAACTAGTGTTCAAACATTTAGATAATTGATAATATGAATTTTCAGCCCCTTTATTGAATAAAAAGAAATCTTTTGGCGCTTCATTGGCAATTTGAAAATTGTACAATAAAGAAGTGAAAAAATTAAAAGTATTAGGCTCTGCAAAATTATTAATAGAAACATTTGTATCAGTGAATTGTTTGAAATTTACGTGTTTTTTGCTTATGTTGGTTGCGTCTGCATACCAATTTATCAAGTTGAAGGTTTTTGGTGGAGTCATTGTTCCCCCAAAACAACCAACTAGATACAAATCAAAATTCTTACAAGTTGATGAGCCAGAAATAAGCCCAGAAAGAGAACCGTTTGTAATAGTTAAAGCTCTGTATCCTGTTGAATTAAAATTAGAATTATACGAAACACCTCCGCTTAACGTATTTAAAGTAAAAATTGTTGAAGCGTTATTATTTTGTGCTACCCAAGATGACGAGCTTGTCAATAAAGAATTTTCTAATCTAAAAATATAATCAGTAGGTATATCAGTGTTATATAAAGAATATCTCAACGACGAATTAGAGTATTTTTTAATTAAATTTCCAGCTTGAGAAACTGCGCCAGGCATACTTAAAAAACTTAAACCTTTTGGATCACCATCTATAGGAAAACTATTTACGTTAGTGTATATTTTAGGTTGATAATACTTATCTCTACTAAAACTAAAAGTAGAAATCTGATCTAAATATTTAAAATAAAAAGTATTAGAACCGTCTTCTCCATATTCTGATTTATTTGAGAAAAAAGAAGCAACAATAGTAGACGATGTAGTAATTGAGTCTCCATTTCTAACATGAGTGGCTTGTCCTCTAAATAGATCATATTTAGTATTTATTCCATATTTATTAAAAGCTCCATTTAATTGATAAAGAGTGCCTTTTATTAAATTATCAGAACTTAAACCATAAGCCTCACCAACTCCTGCAATTTCAGCTATGCCAGCTTTATTACCACCTCCACCAGCAGCTATGAAACTATTTTTTTCCGTATAAATATTATAAATAAAATCTTTTATATCCTTATCTGTTTTAGCATCTAATTTGAATACATTTCCACCAGATTTTGAATCTGATAATGTTGGGTTTGTTTTATTGTATTCTGCGGTTGTTTTGTTTAATACGCCTTCTAAAAATTCTGTTTTAGCAGAATTCACCCATACATCAGAAGTAATAATATCTCCACCTTTTCCAAAGTTTCCAATTATATTGCAATTGTAAGGTATGTAAAAATTAATAAAAGTACCATTTGCATCTCCCGTGAAGTTTTGTAATACTACATTATTTAAATCGACAGCATAACTATTTTCATCTTTAGAAGAGAACGTTGAATTTCCTGGAAAATAAACATTTATACCAGAATAAAATGTAAAATCAGAAATTGTTTGATTTGTTTTTAATATTTTTTGTGATAAATCGTAATTTACGTAATTACCATTTTCTATATAAACGTTTAATGCTTTTTTCTTGAATTCAATGTTTGGTTTAACTCCAGAATTTCCATTAATAACTTCTTCAGACAACTGTTCACTAACCGAATCTATACCTGTAGCATAAATACTTATTCCAGTATTGTTAGTGCTATATGTATAAATTCTTGCATAATAACCAGTGTCTAAAATTAAAGTTGGAAAATCTTTTTTAGAAACATTTACTGTATTTTCTAATTCTGGATATCCATAAAAAGACGCAAATTTAGGATTGTTTGTCGTGTTTTGAGCGCTAATTATTCCAGTCGTAAAAACGGTATTTGTTACAAAATCAGTACCTGTTGCAATATCTAATTGATATCCTGTAAAATAATAATTTTTCAAAGATCCAGTACCAGTTGGAGGCAACCAGCTAAAATCATAATTAATTCCATTATTTACATCGTAATTTTTTAAAGCTACAAATTTACGCACTGCTCCTGCTGTATTGGTTATTATTCTTGATCCAGTTGCATTTATTGTTATTAAACCGCTTGGATCAATAGCTCCATCTTCAACAGATTGACCAAAGATTGTAAAATCCGCTGTTTCATCAGCCGCAGAAGCAGTGATTGTTGGTTTATAAAATATATAAAAGACTCCAGTCGAACCGTTATTAATTATTAATTCAGAATTAGATGTAGAAAAAACATTTGTATTATTTTTGACATCAATAGCGTACTCTACATCAGAATTTCCACTATTATAAATTACTACTGGATAACTAGAACCAAAACCCGTCAAGCATTCACCAATATGTTTTCCTGTTGTATTTACATATGTCATAATTTTATTAACGTATTGAAATATATGTCCGACTCTGTTAAACCTTTAAATTCTATAAATTTCACTGAAAGATCATGATTGTTTTTAAATTTATATGAATGATTCCATTCTGGACAATAAACATTTATTAATTTATTATAAGGGGCTGGCAATGTCATTTCAAAAATTTTAAAACCAGCATTCGAATCTAAAAATTTTAAAATAGCTTCAGTTTCTTTATCAGATCTATTTGATAAATTATATGTAAATTCTAAATTAGTTTTATTAATTCCATAGTTCTCATAAGCAGCGGCAGAATTATTGAATTCTGTTTTTGTAAATTTTGGAGAAATTGGAATTTCAAAATCTAATTCTGGTTGAAAATAAAAAGATCTTGTAAATAATGAATTTGCTCCAGAAGGTCTTTGCGTATGTGTGGGAATAGTATTATCTATTCCAGTGTACCAATAATAACCTTTTTGACTTTCTGCATTTGTATTATAGTAGACTACGTCATTCTTAAAATAAGATTTAGTTTCGTTAAAAAAAGAAGTTACATCTTTTCCAGTAACCTGAAACCCTCTATAGTCTAAACTAGAATCATAAGCCGATTCGCATTTGATTGAAATCTTATTTAAATTAGCTTCTACCGAATTATATTGCAAATCAGAAAAATAAATTTTTGAGTTGTTTTTATATGGAAAGAATAAATCTATTTTAACATTTTCATAAGAATCAACAATATTTTTAGGAGTATATTCAAAAGTGTTTTGAAAAAATCCTATTAGACATTTAGCTTGAATATCAGTAAGACCATCATAATTTAAATTAAATTGTGAATTTAAATTATTTATATTAGGTATTACATTTGTAAAATAATTATCTCCATAGTTCATTCTTTCGGCTTTTGTAGAAAAACTGGCCGAACATCCATATGTTTTATTAAAAACAGAATCGATTTCTTTTGTTAGATATTGAGATCCAGTTATATTTATTGGAGAATAACGATAATCAGAAACAGTAAAATTAGATTTACAAATATATAAGCCATCATCATTTGTAAAATGTTTTTCAAAAAGATATTTTTCTACCGCCAATATATCATCATCGGTTGGTGTTTTAGCAAAACCCAATATTTCATAATAAGAAATGTTTGACGCATCATAATTATATAAATTATTTTGACTTGGATGAGCGTTTTGCGCGGCCCCCATCATTAATCCACTGCATCCAGAATTAAAATGATTAGATGTTACGTTTAATAATTCATAACCGTTATTTCTTAATCGTAAATTGTTAGTTGTGTTGTCTTTTATTATAGATACTATATTTTTATTTTTTAAAACTTTAGAAGCAGAAAAACAAGAATTAACATTCAATGGAGAATTTTCTGCTGCTCCTGTAGCGTTAATTATAAATTGCTGAGATAAAGACGGAACGGCTGTATTCCAACTATATATTTCATTATTACCTGAAACTCCTAAGAATCCACTTGTTGTATAAGTTGTTGCATATAAATCAGTATCTATAATTGTAGCTATATTGGGCTTTATAGACGCTCCATAATTTCCTTGTCGTAAATCATCGAACTCATAAACCACGAACCAACAACGATCACCTGTTAAAAATCCAACAAAACCATCACCTGTCGTATATAAACTATTAACAGAGTATTTACTTAAATCCGACTGACAAGTTACACAATTTTTATTTTGATCGTAAAAAGGTCTATTTTCTATTGTTGAATAGTTATTAAGATCTTGACCTATTTCATGACCTACAGCGTTATTATACCATTTATAAATACGTCCTGATGCATCAAATTCTAGATTATTTAAATCATCGAGATTGAACCATGCGTAAAGACCAGACAAATTAGTTGGATCTTTTAAATTGCCAGTAAAATATTCAAAGTCAACTAAATTATATTGCACATAAGAATCGCCAATATCAAAATCAGCTATTCCAGAAACTGAAAACTGCGTGTCTAAAAATTTACTCATAATGAATTCCTAAGTGGAGCAACCCTTTGGCTAATTGCCATAGTGCTTTGTAATATTCCATTTGAATCTATATTCAAAGATCTTGAATCCAATCTACCAGATATACTAAAAGTATTTAATAAATTATTATTATAATCTTTTAAATATATATCGCAAATAGATTCTATACCCTCAATATCTAAAACATTAGATTTTTTAAAATAATTACCATCAACTGATACCGCTTTTGCTTTATTTATTTTTGCTACTCTAAATGGCGTTATTTCACCATTTTTATAAAATGGAACTCTATCACAACTTTCATTATATGAATAACTAAAGATTTCAGAAAATCCAAAAACATTAGATAAATCAGATATATAAGAATTATTTGAATGAGAAATCTGTGTCAATTTTTGCACGGCTGGACCAGTTGGCCCACTTGGCCCACCTATATCATTATTCTTTAAATTGTATGTGCTATTTGTAGAGTTTATTTTTCCATACCAATCAAAATCAATACTTAATAAAATAGGAGAAAATTGCGATGCTGTAAAACTTATACTTTTAACATAACAATTTTCAACAGAAACGCCACCAAAACTACAATTTATACTTGACTCTGAAGAGTTTACTATATTAAGATAATTTGGTAATGATCCAGTAAGATAAAATTCTGTAGATAATGATCCAACCACAGTCTCTTGAGGAGCGTATCTCAATAAGCTTCCATCAGCTAATAAGACTGGCTGAATATTAGATCTTAAAGAAATTTTAACAGATGTAGAATAAAAAATTTCGCTATTTATTCTAAAATCTAAATTTTCATATTTTATGAATTTACTCATTAAATAATAATGTATTTTAAAGAGCTTGTTACTTTTACTGGAATATTTAATGTTGTAAAATCCGACTTAAATAATCTAAATTGAAGCAACTGACCAGAAGTAAAACTTCCAAACGTAGTGAATACTATTTCAGCTATTTGATTAGTATTTAATGTTACTGTTCCACTACATTTGACATTAGCATAATCTCCAGTTGTATTTATATTGTTATAACCGTTTGTAGCCGTAACTGCTGGAGTTATTGCGTAAAATTGAAAAACAACATTAGTGGCAATCGTGTCTGATGTTAATAATTTTACTCTTTCTAATTTACCATTATACATTGACACTCCAAATGGAGCATCATTATTAAAGTTACCACTACTAACCGTAGAAGAACCATTAACACCGAAAGGATCTATATATATATTTGATGTGCCAGTTAAACTTGAATTATGCACTTCAATAAAATGACCTTTACAGTAAGAAGAGTTTGTTGTAAATCTCCCATCAATATCAAAATCACCAACTGTAGATAATTTTGCGACAACATTTGGGCTTGTTCCAAAATAACCTCCTTTTATAAAAACAAAATCATCTGATCCACCGAATGTTGTATCATTATATATATTGCCTATAGACCATTTATCTGTATCTACTGCACTATCATATCTAGAAAAAGTTGCAAATGAATTTCTTGGACCAGTATCTGCACCACCTATAGCTTTATTAGCAGCTATAATTATTTCACATGTTTTAACCGTTCCAGTGTTGGCGAAGTGAGCTACTGTTTCAGAAGATATTGTATTAACGTCTAATTTATATTGTGGAGCGCTTATTCCAAGCCCCAATAAACCTTCTCCAGCGTGACTATAAACTAAATTTGAAACCGAATCGTCATAAGATGGACCAAGGTAAGTTTTATTATTTATTACCCCAAAATATCCAGAATCAACTGTATTTCCTAAAGCTAAAGTTGTATTATTTGTATTACCATCTAATCTAGTTACTATTCCAGATCCGCTTACGTTTAATGGCGCATAAGGAGTTGTAGTATTAATTCCAACTTTTGGTAATAATAAATCATTATCAATATATATAGCATTATATCCCAATCTAATATCAGCTAAATTATTATAATTTATTGAAAACACTTCATCAGTAGCGTTAGTTTTTATTTCACCATTATATGGATCTAATATAATTGAATTTCCAGAATTTTGAAATTCAGAAAACTCGCCACTTACTAAAAATTTTCTTGTTAAAGCTCCAGTAGTTCCATGAAACGCAAAATTTCCGCTTTGATCGACAACCATTAAATTAGTAAAAGTGCTGCCATTATTTATTGATGATTCTAAATATAATTTTGTATCATTAGGCTCCTTTGCTATTTGATAATACAGGTTTGGATCTGTTATAGAAATTCCAATTTTTCTAGCTGCGCTAGACGTACTAATTCTAATTTGACCTGATCCATTCGTTGCGCTTGTATTATCAGCAACATCTAATGATACATAAGGAGTTTTATCATTTACACCAACAAATCCATTACTACCACTTACTGTTAAACCAACAAGACCCGCACTTTCAAATAAAGAAATACCACTAGCGTTTTGTGCTGTTAGATAATTAAAAGACTTGGCTAATTCAGATCTTTCTATTTTATTATTATTGGCGGACGTAGAATCTGAAACTAAAAAGATATCTGTATCTACAACAGCGCTTCCTAATTTTGCCGATAAGCTTGAAAGTGTTATTGACATATTTTAATTTAAATATCCTTTGTAATTAAGTTTTACACTTAAAATCTCATCCGCATTCGAATTAAATTCTTGAGACACTAATTTAACATTATTAAAAGATTGATTAAACAAAGAAACCCCAACAGATTTTCTAGCCACAATTAAATCATCTATTCCGACATCTAAATCTTGATTTGAATCTGCCAATAGATTTTGATCTTGCAGAACAGCTCCAACAATTAACAAACTAAACGAAGAATCAATATCATTATTTAATTGCTCGTATAATTTTCTGGATTGAAAATCATCAATTTCAATATTAAAACTTACGCTTATTTCTATAGGAAAATCACACAATACCTCATATGGAATATAATTATTTGATGTTTGCAATGTATAAATTGGTTTTTTAGGAGAATTTATAGAATAATCGAAATTAGTTATTCTATTAGATGAAGAGCCGCTACATGTTATACTTATATCTTTTACTTGTGGAACAGTAACATATCTTGCTTGTCTAGTGCCTGATGCTGAGTATCCAGATCCTATATCTCCAAAAACTTGAATACTCATCGAAGTCTGTGGAATATCACCAACCGAACAAGACAAGCCAAAAGAACTTAAATATCCACTTTGAAATCCTATTGATCTATTATTATAATTTATGCTTCCAGCAAAACTAGGAGCTATTAAATTATTTTTTTGACCTGTAAAATTTAAAAACGGCTCATTATATACTAAATATTTATTAACATTAAATTCAGCCGTAGGTACATCCGCAATTACTTGTTTATTATACCCAATTCCTATTGTGTTAATTGGCGCATAATTAATTGAATACGAACCATCAACTGATATAACCCCTGAAATAGCTTGGCCGTCAAGATAAAAAACATTTTCATAATTAAGTATTGTATTTTTCATTTTATGCTTTTCTTGTACCAGCTAATGAACCGCCAAATCTTTGTTGTTCACGAATAACATCAAGAACTGCTCCATATATTTTAGTATTAAGATTATTTGATAATTCAACATCTTGCTGTTTATATGTTGAACTATCTGCTCCCATTTGTATAGCGCCGTCTCTATTAACTGAAGTGTTGAAATTAAATGAATTACTAGCATTACTATTATTAACAGTATTAGAATTATTAGCTACAGCAGATGTTCCCCCGCTTTGCATTCCTACACCATATTGTTTAACCATTGGGCTATTATATAATCCACCTTCCATATAAGCAGGAATTGTATCTGATAAACGAGAACCTATTGAACCACCAGTCTGACGACCCATAGGTTTTGTAACTAAAGCTCTATTTGGTCCAAATGATGGTCCTGATAAAAATGAATTAAATCCTGATTGTATATTAGTTGGACCTTTATACTCAAAATTATTTCCTAATAATCCAGATTTTTGAAATTTAGCTAAAGATCCAAGTTCTGAATTTGTCATTCCAGCGCCTCCAGTTGCATTTAGCTTGGCGGATAAAGTTTGAGCTTTACCAGCTTGGATATTTCCCATTTTATTAGATATTCCAGCGCCTATTCCAATTGTTGCTATAGAAGCTACAATAGACCCAACCATTTGGGCTGTTTGAGCTTGTCTTGCGCGTTTCTTTTGTCTGGCTTGTTCAGCTTTTTGTATTTCAGTGTCACGTAATTCTTTGTATAATGAACTATTTTCAAGACCAAAAGTAGTCATACCATCTTCCATTGACTTTATATCACTCAATTCCGCATTGAACGCTCCACCACTAGCGAAACGAGGCGCAGCAGAGAAATTCAAAGTATCAAGAGCGGCAGGACCACCCATTGCCATTACCGCTCTTCTATTTAATACATATTCACCATTCTCAAGCATGGCTGGATATTTATCTCCAGAACCAGTTCCAGAAACATACATGCCAGATTGTGCGCGTACAACACCTCCTTTTTGAGCCGTAAATAGACTTTCAATTCCTGATCCACTTATCAATTTTGAAACACCAACCTCCATTAATCTATTACTAATAGTATCTAAGAAATTAGCAGCAACACCTAAAAGAGCATCACCAAGATTATCAGTTTCTTTTACTGCCGCTTTTATAGCATTTACCATTCCATCTCTAAAAAGCATAGGCGTATCTTTTGCCAATCTATTTAATCCAGTATCAGCATCTTCTTGTATTTGATCGAAACCTTCTTTGAATCCCATCCTTATCGATTGTCTATCTTTAGCTTCTTGTCTAACTTTACTATTCAAAATGTCTTGTATTGAACGCATTTTATCTAATTCATCAACATTAGAATTTAATATGCTATTAATTTCTTTTTCTGTATCTGCTAATGTTTTGGCGGCTTCACCTTGCAAACCATATTGATTTCTAATATTCGATAATTCTGAAACAAAAGCTTTAGCTTGATCAACATTAGTGATCTTGCTTGTATCAAGATTTGATATAGCTGTTCTAGCTTTTTCTATTTTACCTAGTTGATCTTCAGTTGATGGACCAACAAATCCATCTTGAACTAAAGGATTTATTTTTTCTGCTTGCACTTTATTTCTGAATGTTTCGAATTGACTCAACTGTTGTTGAACGTTTTGAGTTGCTTGTGCGTTTTGACGGCGCTGTCTTAATGCTAAATTTTGTTCATCAAATCCTATTTGTTTTTCAGCTTTTCCTGTAACTCCTAATCCAAAGAAATTTGCTGGTCTAGATTTTGCAGCGTCTAACCTTTGCTCTTCAATTTCAATTGTATTTAAAATCCCTCTTTGAGCTTTTTCAATTTGCAATAAAGTATTAAGGCGATATATATACGCATTATTTATTCTATCGTTTACGTCAGCAATTTTGATATCAGCTTGAGAATTTGATTCAAAAATTTTAGATTCTTTATCAAGACCAATTAATGTTTGAGATATAATCCCCATTTGTTCTTGCAAAGGTTTATATAAAACTGAAGTTTGATCGATATTTGAAAAGATATATTCTAAATTTTTTCTAAAACTCTCTAATGAAGCTGGATCATTTATTTTATCAAGCATATCATCTAAATTAAATAAATCTGTCATATCAGATATATTTACTTTATCAACACCTAAATTTTTATATAAATTAGGTTGTTCTGATATAGATACTTTTTCAATTTCTTGAAATGCAGTTTTTATTGGGGTTAATATAGGAAAAAGTGTACTTTTAAGTTGCGATTTTACGTTTCCTAAAGTATCCGCCCTTGTTAAAGACTGTCTTTCCATCATCAATCCTCTATTTTGCATTATAGTTTCTCTATTTATTCGGCCTTCAGATAATCCAAATCCAAAACCAGGCGTTTTTCTAGTATTTTGTAAATCATTCTCTCTTATATCAATGTTTGCTTTTTGACCAGCAATAGAAATTGCTCGTTTTGTATCGCTTTCTATTAATTTATTTTGTAAGATTAATAATCTTTCTGTACTTTCTGCTTTTCTTTTAGCAACATCGTTCTCAAGAGCGCTTAAAGAAAGATTTTCTTTTTTAGTTTGAATTAATAACATCAAAGAATCTCGCTCTTTTTTTAATTCAGCGTTTAATGATTTTACCTCGTTTGGATCGACATTTTTATATCCCGCTGCGCTTGTAGCTTCTACAGAATTTGTATTTTTAATTAATTCATTTATTTGGCTTAATTGTTGTTCTGTAGATGAAGTTTTAAAACTTTCAATTAATTTTTCAAGTTTTCCAAGCGTACCAGCATCAGATCCACCTAATGTTTTAGGTAATTTTGAACCAATATTTTGTTCAAAATCAGAGGTGAATTTCATTCTAGATGCTTCTGTTTTAGTTTGAGTTTCTCTATTTCTAGAAGATATTTCTCTTGAAGCTTTTTCTAAAGGAGTTGAAATAGAATCTAAATAATTATTAGCGGCATTTTCCAATATCTTAAACCTACTTGATTCAAATTCCATGTTTTGAAGTTGAGAAGCAATGTTAAAGACATAATTAGAAATAGAGTCTTCTATTCTTTTTATGATTGGTCGCGCATTAAATTGTTGTTTTTCAAGCTGTTGAGCGGCGCTTTTATATTTATCATTTGTAGCGTCAAAAAACCTCTTCACTAAAACCCCGCTATTAGCTACAAAAAAATCTCCTTCGACTCCCATTTCATCTATTACATTATCAGATAAATCCGCTAACTCTTTAGCAATCGTTTCTGATATGTTGTATTTTTTAGCTATCGCCGCTAAATCAGATTCGGATGTATAACCTTGCATTTCTTTTTGAAACTCTTCCATAAATGCAGAAGAATTTTCGGCAGTTAATCCGCCCTTTTTAAGTAAATCAAAAAAACCTTGAAATTGCACGAAAGATGTCTGCAAACTTGCTTCTGTTTCTTTTATATCACCAGAGCCTTGCTGAATATTATATCCTTTTTTTGCTAATTGATTTGATCGGACTGGTATTGTAAAAGATAATTTATCACCACTTTCTTTATAAGAAGTTTTTAAATTATTTATTGATTTTACCATATTTGCAGTACTAGTAAAATCTTCAATAGCTTTACCCATCTTATCTATATCACCACCTGCTTCCATAAATTTTCTTCCTAATTCAGGAGACTCTTTTGATAAATTTTGAAAAGTTTCTGATAGTTTAAAAGAAGCTTGATTTAATAAAGATGGATCTGATATAGAACTAATTTCTTTTAATTGCTGGATGTAGGAACCACTTGAACTAATAATATTATCAACTTGTGCTTTATAAAATTCTGAAGACTTCTGCAAGTCTTCTAACGAATCTTGAGAGTCATAAGCGGCTTTGCCTAAACCAATTAAAGCTCCAATTGCTGCTCCAGCAGCAGTTCCTAACCCTGGAATCATCGATCCAATTTCAGCACCAGTTGTTGTAGCAGTTAAAACTCCACTAGATGCGCTCGATGCAAATTTTTCAGCAGTACTTAACTGAGATCTATCTCTGCCTCCTTGAATAAGATTTTCTAACTGACCACCAATTAAAGCTCCACCCACTACACCAGCAATTCCACCTAATTTTGAACTTGCAAATTTATCTGCTTTTGCTCCTTTTGCGCCAAAAAACTTTTCAGATAAAGATTTAGAAGTAGATGTATTTGCAGTAGTTTGATTAGCGGCGTTTCTTTCTGCATCAGCATGAGCTTTAACTTGTTTTAACAACTCATTAAAAGATGCTGCCTGTAAATTATAACTTTTTAATATTTTTTGTACTGCTGAGTTTATTTGAACATTATTGGTTTTTAATAAATCTATACTTTTTATATAATTATTAATAGCAGTATCAATTGAATTTCTACTTGTTACTCTTCCAGACCTCTCTCTAATTGCTGTTCCAGAAGAACTAAAATCAGCAAAGTTAGGCACAAACCCTCCACTCATTAACCCAGCATCCTTCTGCCCTCTCATTGAATCACTCAAAGCATTACTTAAACCACCATGATCGGCGATTGCGGAACTAAATGTTGGCTGACTCTTGTTTCTAATGTGTGGGAAAGGTTTACTATCGAATACGGCTTTTTCTCCGCTCATGCTTTCTTCTAAGCCCATTACTGCTTGTTTATACGCAAAGTTGGGAATAAAACCTTTTGCAGCATTCATTGCTAAAAACGCAGGATCTTTTACATAATTATCTAATAAACTATTTGTTTCTGCGGACAATCCTTTTACAAGATCAGGGCTATTCTTCAATATTTGAGAATAACTTGTTCCAGCTAATTCAAGAAAGTTTTTACCAAACTCAGATGGCAATTGATTTTCATGACCAGTTTCATTGAAAACCATGACACCTTCTTTTATTTTAGCCGCTTGTTCAGGATCAGTTTGAGCAACTCTCTTTAATTTATCATTCATGTGTTTAGCAACCGAGCCACCTGATAAATTTTTTTTCGGAAAACCTTTAAAATCAAGACCAATAATTCCATCATCTTGTAAAAGAGCGTCATCAAATGCAGTTTGACTAGATTTTGCTCTAGGTTGCAATACACTGCCTCTAACAAATTCACCAAATATATTGGATTTATTTATTAATTGTAATGCTTTTCTACTAAAAGTTTCATATAATGGACCGAAAATATTAGGATCACCATTTTCATCTGCACCTTTAGCAGTGCTTCTAAAACTAATTTGTCTAAATGTATCTACATCACTAGCTTTAGATATTCCTAAAGTAGGTTGGATTTTATCAAAAGCAGCATTACCAAATTTCTTAAACCAAGGAATTCTTATTGCGCTTGTAGGAGGAGCAAAATTAGGAATAAAACCTCCAGACTTATAGTCCAAAGCTAATTTTTCAGCAGTTTCTTTTTTATTTGAACCTTTAGCTACATACGTCTTTTCAAGAGGAACTTTAGTGCGATCTAAGAAAAGATTTGAAGATATTATGTCTTTATCGCTTATGTCACTAAGTCGTCCCGCAATCGATTTATTTTTTGCAATTAAATTTCTTTTATTTGTTTTGTGTACAACGTTCTTATCAAGCCCACCTGCTGTTTGAGGTAAAATCACAGACCCGCCTTCTACTGTAGGCTTGACATACCAATTGCCTGATCTAGTACTCTTAATAGTAGCGTTATTAGACCTTATTATTTTAGAAATATAGCTGTCTAAATTAATAGGCTTTTCTGATAATTTAGCGTCTCCCCAAAAAGTCTTATTATTTAAGCCTAGTTTTTCCTTTACTTGTGGATCTTTAAACTCAAACGGATTATAATCTAATATATCGTTGTCTTCTAAGTACGCTTGTTTTAAGCCAATAGCAATCGCTATTGTATTATCAAAAACTTTTCCAGCATCCATCTTTGCTAAATAATTTGAAGCAAAATTAGGCACAAATCCACTATTCATATACGGATCAACACCCGTTCTACTTATAGCGTTTTGTCTATGTGCGCGGCCAGCTTTTGATCCAGCAGGAGGATTAATAAAAGGTTGAGCAAAACCGGGAACATATTTAACATCTTCCGCAGTATTCATTACTCCACCAACAGGAGATTTCACTACTTTACCGGGAGCATAACCACCAGCTTGTGCGCCAACTGTTTCAGCCATTCTTGTTGCAGCAGGAATATAACCTCCTGCGCGAGTGACCTGCAAACCACCAGATCCTTTTACTCGCACACCTTGACCGGCCAATTGAGTTGCTAATTGTTTTGCAAGAGTTGACTGTATTTGATATTCTGCTGTTTGCTGTCTTGCTAATTGAAGCAGCAACTGAGCTTGCGCAGCTTGATTACCCATAGAGCCAGCAAGAGCTTGCGATACCGGCCCTTGTTGCTGCATGATTTGCAAAATAGATTGTTCAATGTTTTTTCTATTTTGAGTTTCTGTCGTGATACCAGCAATCTGAGGCAAAGCCTGAGCGAGATAAGTGAAAGAGTTTTGTATTAACTTAAAAAGCGTAAAGAAAGCGGCAATAGCACCGGGACCAGCTATTACATTACGAATACCTTTTAATAAACCATTAGCGAAAGTAGAACCAACTCCTTCTCCTTCAAGAATTTCGTTCATGCTTTCAACAAGTGATTTCAATTGTTCTGTACCATATCTAGCCAATGGTTCAAATGTTACTTTACCAATGTTATTTGCTAGTTGTTGTGTAGAAGTGGCGGTTTGCTTTAATAAAGCATCAAGAGTTTGATTTAGTTTTGCAGTAGCGACTTCAGCTTCATTTGTTGCTGATGCGCCTCTTTGTAAAGCTCCAGCATACACACCTTGAGATTTATTTAAATCACCAACAATAGCTTTAAGAATGTTAACTTGATAAACACCAGCGACTTGTTCAGATAACTGCGCTCTTTGAGCGTCTCCTAAGTTTTTATAAGCACCTGCGAAATTTTGTAGAATAGAGACTGCTGGTAAAGTATTTCCTTGTACATCTCTTACAGCTATATTGAAAGCTTCTAATTGGTCAAGAGTATCAGTACGTTGTAAGCGAGTAAAAATTGTTTTTAATGCGTTACCAATAACCGCGCCGCCTCTTGCTGTACTTTGTTGAGCGGATGTAACTAATGCATTTAACTGATCAAAACTAACTCCTGCTTCTTGCGCCGCTTGACCTGTACGAGACAATGCTTCAGCCAAGTCTCCTGCGCCAACTGCGAAATCCTGTTCGACAGCTACAAGTTTATTTAATATTTGAGTTGTTGTTATTCCAGTTGCAGAAAAACCGTTTATAGTAGAAGTTAAAGCGTCAACAGAATTTGCAGTGCTAATTCCGGCCACTCTTGCTAAAGTTAACGCGTCTTTTGTTCTTATCAAAACTTCTTCAGCTTTTAAACCTTGACGAGAGAATTCAAGAGCAGCTTTAGATGCATCATCAAATGAAGAAGCCGTTTGTTTACCAACGCTAAATAAATCTGTACTAAATTTTTGTAATTGACCAGTAGTTAATCCGAATACACGATTAATATCAGCAAGATTCTTTTCGACATCGATAGTAACATTAGCTAATTCTTTAAAACTACGAATAACACCACCAAGAACAGCGGTTGAAGCTCCGAATGCAATAACGCGAGCATTAGAAGCGGCAAGAGCCGCCTCAAAATCCTTAACATCACCAGTCATTCTTCCAAGCGGCTGAGAGAAAGCTCGTTGATTAACGCTTAAATTAACCTGATTGTTCTGAGCGAATTTTTGATTATACGCTTGAACACCAGCTTGAATAGAAGCTGTTAAAGCTGCTTGATTGGCGGCGACATTGATTTGAACGGCCATATGCTTTATTTACACGTTAAAATTACTATTAACCGAATATTTTCATCATATCGTCCATACTCAATGAGCCGCCTTTCTTTTTAGCTTCATCTGCTAAAGATAAAGTCTTTTGACCTTTAGCCTTTAATCCTATATATTCAAGGTCTTCTGATGTTGCACCAACTATTGAACTAGCTTGATTTTCTTTGTTGTTCTTTTTTTCAATTGTTTTTTTGGCGTTTTCATTGGCGTTCACATAATCAATTATTTTATCAGGATCGTCTTTAATATCTTGAGGCATTTTATCATTTTGCTGAAAAACGTTCTTAAAAAATCGAGCATAAATAAGTAATTTTACTTGATTATAAGTAAGCTCGCACACACATTTACCGAAGAATTCAGTAGGATTTTCAGCAAACGGCATATACAAATTAAAAAAATCTTGCAAAATTAGGTGTTGAATCGTGTTATCATTTATGTTTTTGTAGACCTCTGAGTATTGTTTTATAATACAAGTTAGAGTTTCGGAATCGATATTATCAAACTCATCTTCTTCAAAAGCTTCTTCATCTAATTTTTTATTTTTATATAAGCATTTTAATATATAATAATCATTAACTCTTTCTTCAGCATAACTTTCGGCGGTTCTTTGAAAGAATGATGCTCTTGTATTTTTTAAATCGTTTAAACGTTTTTGCGCCGATTCAATATCATTATTAACTCTTGTTATTTCTGATTTTAGATATAATGCTTTCTTTTGTTTATTGAAGTTTTCTATTAAATTTTGTTCTTGTGTTATTAAAGATTCTTGTTTATTTGACCATTGTTTCTCTTCAACTAGCCGCTCTAAAGTTTCGCTATTCGTAGGAACGCCGCGTTTTTTAGCTTGATCAAAATAGACATCATAAATTTGATCAATATCGACTTGATCTTCCAAAGACAAATGCTTTAAATAAAAAAGATTCTCTAAAACTTTAATCTCAGAGAATCCATTTTTTATATCCCTAAAAGCTTTTTTGTATTTACTCTGTTGGGACTGTTCCATCTATTTCTCCAATGATTCTATCGAATTCTTCTTTTTCTGTATTACTGGTAAAGAACCAATAACTAATAACACTAGCTAGTTTACTATAGCATTTTTCATAAATTTCATTCTTGTTTTCTTCGTAATCGAACATTACAGATTCTTTAATTTCAAACGTCTTACCGGGAAACAGCCATTCATATTCAGGACTCTTTTTACTATTATCCTTGAATTGAGTAAGACTGAGTACGTACCAAAGAATAGCTCTATTTTGAGCTTTAATGTCGGCGGTGTGATTAAACAAAGTCATATAACTCGTTTCTTTTTCAATAAGAGTTTTACGACGTTGAAGAATTTCAGAAGTTACTTTTTCAATTTTTAGCTTGTAATCTTCATCGCGTTCTGATTCTGGTTTTAGATTAAGAATAGTTAATCTGCTTTGTAGATCTCCAATTTCTCCAGCGGCAGACACCATGATCTTTGCGTCATTGTCGCTAATCAAACCACCAGTATCACTATACTTATTTAGCAACATCGCCTTTGTTAAAATTCCATTTCGAATACAGCGGCTCATTTCAATACTGAATTCCATGTCAGCTTCTTGCATTTGCTTTCTATTTGGCTGAAGAATATGAATTTCTATTGGAATTTGTTTCTTAACTTTTTCCTTATAAGTGCGTACGACCTGTTCGCCTTGTTCATTTGTAACCGTTTCAGTCTTGTCCTCTTCGACTTCTGCTGTTTTAAAAATATTGAAACTATACAGTGACTTTGACATAATTTATTTATATTAATATATATTCTATAGTTTTTCAACCAGTGTAAAGGTATATATGGCTACGAATCTTATATCTGCTTCAGAAAAAACCGCGCTTAATGCGGTTATTGATGATGTTCATGAGACTTTTGCTCGCGAAATCACTGTTTTTAAAGAAGCCTCACAGATTGTAATTATTACTGACCCTAACTTTAATCCATTATATAATACTGCTGGTCAAACCACTTCATATGTAAATACACCAGTTTATAAGACATTTAAAGTAAGAATATTTTATAACGACGACATTAGTAAAAAATACTGGAGCGAATCAGGACTAGCTTCTCAAATTAAATTAGAAGTCGTTGTTGGATCTGTAAGAATAAAGATGCGAGCAGAAGATTATGATTATATCAAAGATGGTCGCCGTTTTGATGTTGATGGAAAACGATTTGTGTTGAATTCTTCATTTAGACCTCATGGTTTATTTGATAATCAATATTATACTCTTTATCTCAAACCTGACGCATAAAATATGGATTCAGATTATACAAAAATAATGCAAGATTTGCAAGGTGATAAGGAATATCAAAAAGAAGTTCATAGAATAATTGAAAAAGAATTCAATAAAATAAAAAATCAATATTTACAAGAATTTCTTAATCATCCTATCACTCAAGAAATAAAAGGAGGCATAGATGCAACAAACACATCAGGAACTCTTGCTGGTATAACTAATTTATATTCTTTTATTGGGTTTGATGAAGGATCTGATCCCATAAAACCTATTGAAGATTTATTAGAAAAATCTAATTACAGAATTGTTTTTAATAATAAAGCTTTAGATAGTTCGGTTATTTTTGACATACCTACGGCTGTGCAAATATTTGAAGTAACACCTATGCCTTGGGCAGTTGGCAGAAGTTGGGCGAGAGGAATCGAAACTGGAATATCAGGTCTTGGATATTATTTAAAAAAAATAAAAAACAGTCGATCTGGATTCGGCGTTCAATCATCAACCAATCAAATCAGACCTGGAACTGTTTTTAAAAATACAAAATACATATCTGATTTAATAAACAAATTCTCTAAAGATTTAAAAAGTTTAAATAAAATTACAGCATGAAACCGACATTTACTCATAATGTTATTAACAGTTTTTTTCTTTGGTTCGATAATTTCTTAATGACCAAAGGTGACGCTTATAAAACTTATACAACAAAACTATATAATTATCAAGACCCTCGACTTGGTGGAGATAAAGTTGTTTACGGATCTCCATATAAACAATGGGTATACGATAAAAACATAACTGGCGCAACAATACCATCTGGTTTTACAATTAATAATCAATTTGTATCTACTGGTACAAGTGGTATGAAAATTGATTTTGATAATGGCAGAATTATTTTTAACAGCGGAGTTTCAACGGGCCTCAATATAACCGGAACTTATTCAGCCAAAGAAGTAAACAGTTATATAACAGATCAGCCAGAAGATAATTTAATAATTGAAAATAAATTCGTAACAAATAGTAGATTCACAGTATCTGAAAATTATATTACTCCATATAATCCTGTTACTCCTTGTATATTTGCTTCTATTGAAACGTCTCATAATACCGCATTCGCTTTCGGCGGTGAAGATGAAACAAAATGCATTGTTAAAGTCGTAGCGTTTTGTGAAAATTTATATCAGCTAGATGGAGTTCTTAGCGTATTTGGCGATTCATATAACGAAATATTCAGCATCATACCAATGACAGGTCATCCATTAGGAGAATTCAATGAAATGAAAACTGGCGCGTATCCTACGGGATATGATTATAAAAATTTAAACAACGCATATAATTCTCAAACACTTTTTATATCCCATGTTGAAACTTCAAAGATTCGCGACAGCGTTATTAAAGAATTAAATCCGATTCTTCATATTGGATTTTTAGATTTTGAAATCAAAACTTATCGATACCCTCGATTATAATTTCACAAAAACAACCAATCACTGTAAAAAATATTAACAATTTAACAACAATTAAACAAATAAAAAACATATGGCAAGAAATCGTGTAATATACCAAAGTCAAGCTTTATTTATCGCTCCAAGTTCTACTGGAGTACAAGTAAGCGGAGCAGATAGCGCAGGTACTGGATTCACTGCCTCTCCATTTACTCCAACTGATACAGGTTCACTAGCATCCGGTATTTCTCTTCTAAAGAAGATGGATCGCATTCAAAATTGTAATTTTAATTTTACAATTAATAGACAAGATATCAATGAATTCGGTAAACTCGCTCGTATCGATTCTATTGTTATGGAAGCTCCAACAGTTGGACTTGATTTCAGTTATTATGTAACTGATGGCTATAATGAAAGATTAATGGGCTTTAATATTACTGGAGTTACTGATACAAATATCGTTAATGGCGCACAAGCTATTTCTGGATTACTAGCTGATCTACAAGGTAATAATTATTACATTTTAACTGTAGATGAAGGTGAAGACGTTGTTGGCGGAACATTGACCCCAAATTCTACTATAGTAGGAATTGGTAATGGATTCGTTAGCGAATATAGTTTTGAAGCTTCTGTTGGAGCTATTCCAACAGCAAGCGTAACTGTTGAAGCTTTTAACATCAAATCTGATTCAGCCGAAACCATCACAACCGTAACAACCGGAAATGCACCCGCAACATCAGTGGTTGGCGCAGATATCACCTCAATAACTGGAAACAGTGCAGCAATTAATCTTTTTGCTACTCCAGCTACTAAATTTACTTCTATTGGTTCTGCATATAAACTTGATTATTCAAGAGCTTTTTCAGGAGCAATTGGTGCTGCCGCTGGTGTTAATTTTACAGGATTCACCACTGGAGTAAGTTCTGTAAGCGCATTGCGTCCTGGTGATATAGTTCTTTCTCTTGGAAACAGCGTTGGTTTAACAAATCTAGCAGACGCTCATATTCAATCATTTAGTTTTACTCTTCCATTGAGCAGAACAATTCTACAAAGACTTGGAAATACATTTGGTTTCGCAAGAGTTGTTAATGTTCCTATTAATATGGATGTAAGTATTAGCGCAATTGTTTCTGAACTAAAAGATCAAAATCTTTTTGACGCTTTAACAAGTGGAACTCAAACTCTTTCAATTACATTGAAAAATAGCTCATCAGCAAATAAGATTGTTTATGAAATCAGAGGCGCACTATTATCTTCTGAAACATATTCTGAAAATCTTGGTGATAATCAAACTGTAGATTTAACATATTCAGTTCAAATCGGCGGTGCAAACGACACAACCGCTGGATTGTTTATGTCTGGAAGTTATCAAAACGAATTAGACTCTATTACATCAGGCTTCTTCAAGCTTGGCACTGGCAAGATCTAAAATAGATAACAATAAAAAACCCCAGTCGAAAGACTGGGGTTCTTTTTTTACTTATGGATGACCATATCCATACGGATAATAAAAATATCCAGATCCTGTAAATATCGGCGAACCATCTTCACCAGCTACTTGCACAGGCGCAGCTTGATAAATATTATAACTAGATACTAATCTTTCCATTTCTTCTCTAGCGTCATTAGCTAATCCACGATATGTTTTTGCAAGTTCGTTTTTATTTGTGCGCGTAATCATTGTGTCGCCTTCACGCAAAGTCACAAAATCTACAGAGCTATCTACTCCGCGCAACACTTGGCGAGTCTTTTTTGTATAAAACTCATACAAGTACATTTGCTTATATATTGATCTTTCTTCTTGTTGAAAAAACCCTGTTGGTTCAAAATTAGAATTTTGTACTGAATATTGGCTGTATATTTTTGTATTTAACAAACCAACATTATTAGCAAGCCATCCTGAAATATAATAAAATTGAGCATAGCCGCTATCATACTCAAATTCATTCGCGAATATTTCATCAGCTAAATCGTGTACACTATAAGCTACCATATATATATCTTACACTTTTTTATTTAACTTACGAACTAATTCGTTGTATATCATTTTAGAATAATAACTGCTATTCTTACTTTGAACTTCGATATCAAACTTTTTGGGCGGCTCAAATACTTTATTAGTATCTTCGTATGTTGATTCGTTAATGGTATTCATAAATATTAAAAAATCAGGATCAAATTGGTCTCTAGTTTTTTGAAATGGACATACAAAGTCGCAAATGACTATTTCGTTATATTGACCGTACATGTCGGCCAAATCTTTCATTCTTTTACCTTGACGTTCACGACCAGTTTCACTGAAGTCCCAATCGTTGAATTGTTCACGAACTTTATCTGCATTTAACCAATGACATTTATAATGATGGCTTAAAAGATAAGACAAATCTGCCGCTAATGTGGTTTTACCAGATCCCGGCAAACCCATAATTAATACCTTTAAAAACGAACCAATTGGCATATTATATGGTATGGTTGAAAAGATATTTTTTCAATGTTCACTACCTCGGGCAGGTTCGACACTTTTACAAAATGTGCTGGCGCAAAACCCTGATTTTTACGCCACACCAACTAGTGGATTGATTGAAATCTTCCTTAATGCTAGAAATATTTATTCTACAAATATTGAATTTAAGGCTCAAGACATCAATGTAGTTGAACCAGCATTCAAAGCTCTTTGTAAAGAAGGCATGTTTGCATATTTTAACGCCATCACTGATAAGAAATATGTTATTGACAAGAGCAGAGGTTGGAGCGTTACATACGATTTTCTAAATTGGTATTATCCAGAACCAAAGGTTATTGTTATGGTTCGCGATCTGCGAGCAGTTGTGGCGAGCATGGAAAAGAAGTGGCGACAATATCAGCACATCGATGCTGGCCTTCAAAACTGGAACGAACTTCGTAATACTACGGTTGATAAGAGAATCGATTACTTTTTAATGCAAGCGCCGCCACTTGCTGTAAGTATTGATGTATTGTATGATACTATTATGCGTAAATTAAGTAAGAAATGCTTATTTATTAAGTTTGAAAACTTCGCCAGTAATCCTCAAAGAGAAATGGAACGAGTATATGAGTATCTTGAATTACCATTTTATCAACACGACTTTAATAATGTAGAACAAAAGACTTTTGAAGATGACCGTATGCACATTCCTTTTGGCGACCATACAATTCAAAAAGTAATCAAACCAGTACCTAACGACTATATAGATATTCTTGGAAAACAGAACTGCGATAATATATATAACAAGTTCTCTTGGTTCTATAAAGCTTTTAGTTACGATTATTAATTTCTATAGATAAAAAAATAGTGTAAAACTAAATACAAATATGAGCGACCCAACATTCCCAATTATCAATCTACCAAGTGCTGTAGAAATTCAACAAGCTGCTAATACCAGTCAAATCGAAATCCTTCAAACCACAGACGACCCAATCGGTAAGACCGTAAAGAGTTTGGTAAAGATATCAACCACTCCTTACGCTCATAACTGGTATACAGTATGGTCTGGAGATACATATGATCAAGCTGGTCAATGGACGGACACCCAATTGTCTGCCGCCATCGTTACTCTAGTAATGGCAGAATATCCTCCTGCTTTGACACGATAATAACTGTAGAAAAAAATACCAAAAATACATAAAATACCTCAAGGACATATTGTTCTTGAGGTTTTTTTATGGCTGAAAAAAAGAAAGTATTAATCGCGACTCCATCTTACGACGGTAAACTGGATGTTTATTATATCGACTCACTTCTAAACACTTTATCATTAGCTGAAAAGAATAATGTAGAAGTATATCCATTGTTTATTTGTTACGACTCTCTTATTCAACGTGCGCGAAATGATTTGTTTAAACTTGCTTATAGTAACGATATTGATAATTTGTTTTTTATTGATGGTGATGTAGGATGGAATCCTCAAGATTTTTACAAGCTGGTAAAAAGCGACAAAGATATTATCGGCGGATCTTATAGAAAAAAGACTGACAACGAAGAACTTTACGTTGTGAAAGCTCTTGATAAAGATAATTCTAAATTAAATTTGAGCGTTGATAAAGACGGCATTCTTGAAGTGGCGGGTTTAGGTTGCGGATTCATGAAAATTTCTCGCAAAGCTATGAACGCTTTATGGGAGATTTCCAAACCGTATACCTCAGAAAAAGGTGACACACGAATGGTGTTTGAAGTTGTTTGTGAAGACGGCGATCTTATCAGTGAAGATATTTATATGTGTAAAAAGTGGCGCAATCTTGGTAATAACATTTATCTCGATACTAACATCACATGTTCGCACACAGGCGCGAAGACGTTCGTAGGAGACGTTGGTAAATGGATCAACTCTTTTAAAAATCAAAACACTTTCAACCCACAACCAGCAACTGATTTGTCTAAGTATTTTGTAAAGAATAATAATGAAGATGATTTTAAAGTTCTTGTATGACGGATATTTACGCAGACGTTATTTTATTTGATAGCATAGGATCTCCATACGATGGAAATACGATGCACAAATGCGGAATGGGTGGCAGCGAGTTTCAAGCTATTTTACTTCTTGAAGAGTTAGCTGAAGAAGGATATAAAGTTATATGCCTAAACAATTCTAATAAAGAATCTTTTGTAAATGGAGTGTTGTATGCGCCAAACAATTTGGTTGATAGTTATAAATTTAAGTGTAAGAATTTAATAATCCATAGGTATAGCGAAATTCCTAAAATCGGTCACAAAAAAGCATTCATGTGGGCAACCGATTTGAATGGCGTTCATAATCTAAAATTCTATAAGCTATTTGAAGAAAAGAAACTAACTTTAATTACCCTCAGTAATTTTCATAACGATTTGTTTCCAAAGTCTTGGGACAAGCATGTAATTTATTTCATGATACCTGATTGGGTGTATGAGTATTCTATACCAGAGAACAAGAAAGATTATATATACGCCAGTAGTTTAATGAAAGGATATTCATCCACATTACCATTATGGAAATATCTAAAAAATGAAAAACTACTTAGTAAAACTGATATATTGAATGTTTGTTTACCGGGATACGACAATCCGACCCAAGACATAAGCGAAAAAGATTATGGAATCAATTATCTTGGAACGTTGAAGTTCAAAGAAGTTATAGAACTGATGGCGAAATGTCGCGGCATGTTTTATGTCAATACTATGCCTGAGACTTTTGGCATAAGCGTTGTACTAGCCGACATATTAAAGACGACACCGTTTGTTTATGGTATAAACGGTCTAGGAAGTTTATCTGAATTAATAAATAATAAAAATCTTACTACCGACATGCAAGAATACATTAATATGTTTAAAACTTATTCAAGCTTAAACGAAACGCCGCGAAACTTCCGCCCAAAGATGGTTATTAAATGGTGGAAGAAAGTATTGATTTAAGGTCTAATAAATAATAGACTTTCGGCAATCAATTCGTTCTTATCGTTCATAACCGTTTCGACTGGCATAATATAATCAAATTTTAGATCAAACATTTTGTTTAATATTTGATCTTTATTGCAGCCGCCTTCATTATAATTATTAAAAGACACTTCGGCGATAACAACTTTAGCGTTTTTAAAAGTATTTATACCGCCTTCTATAATATCTAATTCACTACCTTGAGTGTCTATTTTTATAAGATCGTAAACATCTTTCACACAATCATCTAATCTATAAATCGGCAACTCTTCGATTATTAAATTTTGTTCGTTATATGTTTGCGAGTTTTCTTTGTATATAGAATTGCCAGAACAAATTGGACTCCATTTTGTTTTATAAAATTTAGTTGTGCCGTTGATTTTACCAAGCAATTTTATTTGATAATCGTAAAGTTGTTTTTGGTATAACTTTTCGCACTCAGCATTTCCTTCGAATAATAATATGTTTGCGACAGGCCAGATTTGGCGCATAATGTCTGCCGTTTGGCAGACACTTGCACCGATATCTAATATATTTTTAGGATAAAATCCTTTGTCTCTGAGTAAGAAACAAATTTGAGAATAATAGTCATAAGAATAACCCATGACTATTATATAAAAAAAACTTAACCATTAAAGCTTGGCATTGGAGGAAATGGAGGAATACTTATATTTGGAGCGGATGTCGGAATGGTGGGCCACACCGCTTGAGTAACATCTGGGATATCTAACATTGTACGCAATTGTTGTCTGAAGTTTTTAAAATCAAGTTTTGCGGCATCAGATATCGGCGAATCAGGCAATTGAGTGAAATCAGTGATAACTAAATACTGATCGCGAATCATTCTTATGCTAGTCTCTATTCTGTTTTTTCTTATCTCTTCTTCGGACGGAGTCACATTGACTACAGTAAAAGATTCATGACAAGTTTTATTCTCAATGTTTAAAGAATAAGATGTTTCGATTTTTTGTTGTATATTAATCGTTGGAAGCGGATCGCTGTTTACAACCCAGAACCCTTCGTCGTTTCCAGACCATGATAAATCAGCCAATTGCTCATCAGATAGTGCAAATAAATTAGATATATTTTTGTAATTGTTTGGTAACGCCGCTGGCGAAGAAACTATTCGATTATTTACTACTAAAACGTAATTTTTATCCATAATTATTTAGAGGTATAAGTTATTTGCGGATTGATAAAGTTATTTAATAATGATTGTTTAAAATCTAATAAGTTACCAGCCATTGTTGTTCCTGCTTGTATGTTAGCGCGAATGTTACCTTGGTTTATACCAGTCTGTGCGCTCGCCATATCTTCAAAAGCTTGACGAGTCAAACGACATTCCCAATAACGAGATTCGGCGGCTTCAATTTCATCGTATGTATAAATTTTCGGCAAACTATTTATTAGTTTAACAATAGTTTTGATTTCGCGTTCTCTAAAAATCATATTTTCTTCATGTTGGCGCAAAATATATTGTTTCTTACAAGCTTCTAGATTGTCAATTTCATCGTTTTTTAATTGTAAACGTTTGATTTCTATTTTTAATTTTTCTATGTCAAAACAATCGCCAATAAAGCCATCACGCATAGATTTAAGTTCCATCATTAATTGCAGAAACTTACGTTCTGGCAAATCGTGTTCTTGCATGACAAACCTTTCTAATTGAAAAGAAGTGCGACCAGCAGTGTATTTAGAAAAATCAATTGCGCCCAAATCAAACTTATTTGAGAACTCTTTTAATTTGTTATCTAGTAAATTATCCATATATATTATGCCCCGCTACTGCCATTTATCCAACCTGAATTTGTATCACCCGTAGTGTAACTATTATTACTCCAAGTTTCTGTTGAAAAAGTTAATTTATGATATGCGCGATTTAATGTATAATTTCTATAACCAGTCCAAACATATCCAACAGTTGCCGTCGCGCTACATACGCCTTGAAACAACTGCAAACTACCTTCTGGGCTATTAGATCCAGTAGATACTGTTTCTGTTGAAAAAGTTAATTTAATATTACTAGCGCTTGTAACATTTGCTCCATTAGCTCTATAACCCCATAATGAATTAGAAAAAGCATATCCCTGAGAATTTGATACACTGTCAGTAGCGGATAAAGTAGACGCTGTATCACTTGTCATAACGTATTTATATATAGTATTAGTATTAGCACCGCTACTATTATATCCACCTATTACATAAGCATTATTACTTTCATATAATCCCATAGAAACGTGTCTAGCAGCGGGTATAGCAGTCGTATTTGTTGCTGTATCGCTTGCTGTTGTTATATAAGTAGTATCACTTCTATATTGACCAAGAGAGTCGCTATAGCCACCCATAAAATAAAAACGAGACGCTACTATGGTTGGTAAATTAATTGTCGAGCCTCTTCTTTCTACAGTAAAAGAAATAGTGGCGGTAGATTGAACGTCACTGGACGCAAGTATTTTGTTTTTAACTGTAACAATTCCAGAATTATAACCATTTATGTGATAAATATTCGTAGAACTAAAACCTCCTGCTCCTTGAGATATTCTTGGACCAGTATTCGCATTTCTTGTGGACTCACTATCTGTACTAAAAGATATTGTTCTATTATAACCGACATTGCTCTGTCCTCCTGTCACATCTCCAAATAAAAAATATGCAGATCCAAAACCAGTAACTTGAGTACCAGCAGCAATCGGAGCGACTTGTGTTTTATTGGGGCCAAGAAATTTAATCATATGTTATTATAGATTTTGACCTACGATAATTGCATAAATATTAGTACCGCCATCATAAGTAACAAATTGATAAATATCTCGCTTAGAACTTGCAGTTGTAAGAGTTGGCGCAGTGCCTCCCGGCCATTTTATTGCGGCGGGCCAAGTTATTGAATAACCAACGCCACCACCAACTGTTACAATTGTCCACATATGAACAATACTGCTTGCTTGAATATTTGATAAAGTCAATGTTGTTATTGTTGCGGCGAGAGTTAATTCTGTTAAATTATACTGAGTATCAATTGTTGTAGATGATGCCGCTGTTACTGTTACTCTTTCGCCATATGTGTTTCTTGTTCTTACTGCATTTAAAACACTTGTACTAGCAGGATCAACATAATAAGCAGTGTCGTTACTGTCATAAAATATAGGAGCGCGAAAATCTGTATCAGAATAAGCTGTTCCGACAACGTGTAGTTTTTGTGAAGGACTTGTTGTACCTATACCAACATTACCATCAACAAGAAGCCCAATAGTATTAGCGCCAGGACCACCTGCTGTATTTGATAATAAATGAAAATATGTATTTACTGTTCCACTTCCAGGTTGAGTCCTTGGAGTTAAATAAATTCTAGGATTTCCAGAATTATATCCAGTGTAATATAATTTTACGTTATCGTAAGAAGCATTATCTCCTACATCTCCTAATCTAATTCCTTCACTACCCCCGCCAATATTAAAAGCTCCTCTAACATCTAACTTTAGTGACGGACTTGTTGTACCTATACCAACATTACCACTACTATCAACATTTATTCTTCTATTACCTTGGCCGTCAGAGATTATAATGTTATTGGCAATTGTGGCACTTAATCCTGTGACGTTTGCGCCTAAGATTGTGTTGTAGTTGCCTGTGGTAATACCACGACCAGTGTTATAACCAATTATTGTGTTTGCGGTTCCTGTTGTAATATCATATCCAGAAGTATCACCCAACGCACTATTACTAGTACCTGTTGAATTTGCATTCATCGAATTATGACCAATTGCTGTGTTGGACGATCCGGTTGTATTTGTAAATAATGCATATGTACCAAATGAACAATTATAATTGCCAATTGTGTTAAAAGGCATTGCATTGTGACCCATTGCTACATTTCTTATACCAGTCGTATTCCACCTTAATGCTTGCAATCCAACAGCAGTGTTTGAATTTCCCGTTGTATTTCTAGCTAATGTATAATATCCGAATGCACTATTACAAACACCAGTTGTATTAGCATTTAATGCTTTATAACCAAAAGCGCTGTTATTGTTTGTTGTATTAGCTGATAAAGCAGCATAACCAAATGCACTGTTGTTGTTACCAACTACGTTATTTACCAGAGCATATTTACCAAATGCACAGTTTCTATTACCTGTCGTATTAGCAAATAAAGCAGCAGAACCAAACGCATTATTGTCATTACCAATTGTATTAGCCTTTAAAGAGTCTACACCAAATGCGTTATTGCGAACACCGCCTGTGTTATTTCTCAAAGCGTATAAACCAAACGCACTATTACTTACGCCTGTTGTGTTATTTAATAAAGACGCATGTCCAACTGCGGTATTATATCTACCAAATGTATTGTTTGTTAAAGCACTACGTCCAACTGCTGTATTTAAATCACCAGTTGTATTAGCAGACATTGCATATGTGCCAAATGCACTATTGTTACTACCTGTAGTATTAGTTCTTAAAGCGTATTTACCAAACGCACTATTATTAACGCCTGTTGTATTAAATATTAAAGCTTGAAAACCAAATGCATTATTATTTGCGCCAATTGTATTTCTTTCTAAAGCGCTAGTGCCAAATGCGCTATTACCATTACCTGTGGTATTAAGATTTAGTGCTTGATAACCAACTGCGGTATTATATAAACCAATTGTATTAGATAATAAAGATGAAAAACCTACAGCGGTATTGTATATACCAGTTGTATTAGCGTATAATGAATATGTACCAATTGCGGTATTATTACTGCCTGTTGTATTTGCTTGTAATGATTGTTGTCCAAAAGCTGTATTATAATTACCAAAAGTATTAAATAATAACGATGAACGACCAAACGCACTATTACTAATACCCGTTGTATTATTTATAAGTGCATACATACCAAATGCTGTATTATTTGAACCAGTTGTATTGTTTTGTAATGAACCACGACCAAAAGCACTATTACCATTACCTATTGTATTTGTTTTTAAAGAGCCATAACCAAACGCACTATTACTACTAGCTGTTGTAGTATACATCAACGCTTGAAGACCAAATGCACTGTTCCTAGTACCTATTGTGTTATTTCTTAAAGCTTCTTTACCAAATGCACTGTTAAATTCACCAATTGTATTAGCATTTAATGCTTTGTAACCAAACGCACTGTTATTACTTACAGTATTATTAAGCAAAGCTTGAAAACCAACAACGGTATTATTACTACCAGTAGTATTAGCGAATAATGAATTATATCCTATAGCGGTATTACTATTTCCAGAAACATTATTATATAAAGTTGTATAACCAAACGAAGTGTTATTATTACCAACTGTGTTCTGAGCTAAACTTTCATATCCAACCGCACAATTAAATTGACCAGCTGTATTATTAACTAAAGCTCTATTACCGACTGCAACATTTCTTATACCAACCGTATTTGATTTTAAAGCATAAAACCCAAATGCACTGTTAAAATTACCCGTGGTATTATTTAATAAAGCATTTGTACCAAAGGCGCTATTACCTTCGCCTATAGTATTTGCTTGTAATGTTCCATTGCCGACGGCTGTATTATTGCTACCAGTTGTATTATAATATAATGAATTAAAACCTACTGCTACATTATTAACACCTATTGTATTACTTACTAAACTACTATAACCAAATGCGCTATTATTTCCACCAATAGTATTATAAAATAAACTAGCGACACCAACGGCTGTATTACCTGTGCCTATTGTATTGTTTTGCAATGCGCCTTTTCCAAATGCCGAATTATTTATTCCTGTTGTATTACTTAATAAAGCGCTTAGACCAACTGCTGTATTGTTGTTACCTATAGTATTGCTTTGCAATGCGCTTGTTCCTACAGCAGTATTACTTTGACCTATAGTATTACTAAGTAAAGACTGATAACCTACAGCAACATTATTTGCACCTATTGTATTAACAGCTAAAGCTTGATTACCAAATGCGGTATTATAACTACCTGTTGTATTTGATTTTAAAGCGTAATAACCAAACGCACTGTTAAATCCACCGATTGTATTATTTAATAATGATCCCCAACCAAATGCACTATTTCTTTGACCAATTGTATTTGCGAGTAAAGATTTATATCCAAATGCACTATTTAATGTACCTGTTGTGTTAGCAAACAAAGATTTATATCCAAAAGCGCTATTGGCGCTTGCCGTATTAGCATTTAAAGCGGAATATCCAACTGATGTGTTATTATTTGCATTTGCAGTTTGTAAAGAACCCATTCCTATTGCAACATTTCCACCACCAGCTATATTATTTCTCAATGCATATGAACCAAAAGCACTATTATTTCCACCAGTTGCATTTTGTCTTAAACTTTCGAATCCAACCGCAGTATTAAATTGTCCACTGGTATTAGAGTATAATGATTCTAAACCAAATGCACTATTAGCACCACCGCTATTGTTAGCGTATAACGCTGCATATCCAACTGCTGTGTTTCTAGTGCCAACGGTATTATAATATAAAGAGTAAGCGCCAACAGCAGTGTTAGAAATACCTGTAGTATTTAACAATAATGAGTATATACCAAACGCACTATTATTAGATCCTCTTGTATTTGTACCCAAAGCACTTCTACCCATTGCGGTATTGTTTATACCAGTAGTGTTATACTTTAAAGCGTAATTACCAAATGAACTGTTACTTGTACCTATGGTATTACCTTTTAAAGAGTCTCTACCAAATGCACTATTTCCATAACCTGTTGTATTAGCAGTTAATGCGTTAGATCCAAAAGCGCTGTTATTGTTTGTTGTATTAAAATAAAGAGCGTTATAACCAAATGCCGCATTATTATTACCACTTACATTTGCTAGCATACAGTTAAAACCAACCGCTGTGTTGTTACCTCCGACTGTATTATAATTTAATGCTTGACGACCAAATGCACTATTATTACTACCTGATGAGTTGCTTTGTAAAGCGGCGCGGCCAAAAGCACTATTATAAACACCAGTTGTATTTGTCAATAAAGCATACATACCAAAAGCACTATTATCTGCGCCAATTGTATTATTATATAAAGCAGCTCTACCAACCGCTGTATTTCTACTACCTGTAGTATTCTTATATAGCGCTTCATCACCAATAGCGATATTAAATTGACCTATAGTATTGCTGAACAAAGTTTGATGACCCATTGCAACGTTATAATTACCACTTGTATTTGTAATCAACGATTTAAAACCAAACGCTGCATTTCTATGTCCCGTAGTATTAACGGCCAATGCTTTATAACCAAATGCACTGTTATTGCTTGTTGTGTTAGCCTCTAAAGCTTGAAAACCAACGGCAGTATTTGCACTACCTATTATATTAACTGATAATGCGCTACGACCAAGTGCTGTATTGTAAATACCAATTGTATTAGAATTTAATGCGTATGTACCAAATGCTGAATTATTACTTCCGGTTGTATTAGCGGTTAATGAACCGTATCCTACAGCCGTATTTAATGAACCTATTGTATTATTTTGTAATGCAGCAGTACCTACAGCTACGCTTGAATAACCAGTTGTGTTAGCGAATAACGCTTTATAACCAAACGCACTGTTACTGCTTGTAGTATTAGACACTAATGCATAAGCGCCAAATGCACTATTATTATTTCCATTAACATTTAATGCAATTGCATTGCGACCAAATGCAGTATTATTTGCTCCGACTGTATTTGAGGTTAATGATGTTTTTCCGAAGGCAGAATTATTATAACCTGTTGTGTTGGCTTTTAGAGCGTAATAACCAAAAGCATTATTATCGCTTCCTCCTGTATTGTTTACTAACGAATTAACGCCTACTGCATTATTTCTTGCACCTGATATATTGTTTGCTAAAGCGTTTGTACCAATCGCGACGTTATTAACACCAACTGTATTATATCTTAATGATTGAAAACCAACGGCAGTATTACTAACACCAGTTGTATTTTCTCTTAAAGCGTTAAATCCAAACGCGCTATTGTTACTTACGGTATTATTAAACAAAGCAAAATAACCAAATGCACTATTATTACTGCCACCTACATTAAGTATTAAAGCTGCGTGACCAAATGCGCTGTTAAAACTGCCTGTTGTATTTGTTTGTAAAGTGCCGAAACCAATAGCGGTATTATAAGTACCAGTGGTATTGGCAAATAATGATTTGTAACCGAATGCTGAATTATTATAACCTATTGTGTTAGCTGTTAGTGATTTATAACCAAACGAGGTATTATTTACACCTACAGTATTACTTGATAATGATTGATAACCAAAAGCACTATTTGCTATACCCGTGGTATTATTAGTTAATGCTTGTTGACCAACAGCGGTATTATTTTTACCTATAGTATTACTAAGCAAACTATTCAATCCAACTGCTGTGTTTCCATTACCTGTGGTATTATACAATAAAGCTTGCATACCAACAGCAACGTTGTTTACGCCAATTGTATTATATCTTAAAGCGCTATAACCGAAAGCGGTATTATTGTTTGTGGTATTGGTATATAAAGCATAATTACCGAAAGCGCTATTATTACTTCCTACTGTATTTACATATAATGATTGTAAACCTACAGCAGTATTTTTACCACCAGTTGTATTAGAATTAAGTGCTTGTTGACCTACAGCAGTATTATTAACACCGCCTGTATTAGATAATAAAGCATTTACACCAACAGCAACATTAGATGCACCTGTAATATTATTTATTAAAGCATATCTACCAAAGGCACTATTATTTACTCCTGTAGTATTATAATACAAAGCGTTATGACCAACAGTGGTATTATTTGTACCAATCGTATTACTAAATAAAGCAGCTCTACCAACCGATGTATTTCCACTACCTGTAGTATTGTATCTTAATGCTTGCATACCAAACGCACTATTATTACTACCTGTAGTATTGCTTTGTAAAGTACCTAAACCAGTAGCGGTATTAGCAGTACCAATTGTATTAGAATATAAAGCATTATGACCCACCGCAGTATTATTATCAGTCGTATTATTATATAATGATTGATAACCTACACTAACGTTATTACTAGCACTAGTAACGGAATGTAAACTTTGATAACCAATTGCTATATTTTTTTGACCAGTGCTATTTAATACAAGCGATTGTTGACCAATTGCTATATTTGATCCACCAGTTGTATTGTAATACAAAGCGTTTAATCCTATTGCAATATTGCTATAACCAAATGTGCTTGTTCTTAAACTATTAGTACCAATTGCAATATTGTAAATACCAGATGTATTGCTCAGTAAAGCGTATGTACCAAATGCAGTATTACTTACGCCAATTGTATTAGCCGATAACGAGCTTAAACCAACAGCTACATTGTTTGTACCAGTTGTATTAGCAAATAATGCTTTATATCCGAAAGCGCTATTATTATTTGTAGTGTTAGCGTACAAAGCTAGATGCCCAATTGCTGTATTGTTATTGCCTATGAGATTTGTATACAATGCTTGCGTACCCATTGCAACATTTGATGATCCACTTGTATTTAATATTAATGCTTGATAACCAACAGCTACGTTACTAGCACCTGTTTTGTTGCTTTCCAATGCACTACGACCAACGGCTACTATATAATTTGCAGTATTACTATACAATGATCTCCAACCTATACCAACTGTATCACTTGCGTTACCAACATTACATGCTTGGTAACCAAAATAAGAATTTCTTTCACCAGTTGTATTTGAGTTACCAGATTGATAACCTACAGCAGTATTAGCTGAACCTATTGTATTTTGACTTAAAGCATACGCACCAATTGCACTGTTATTAACGCCAGTCGTATTAGAGTATAATGTTTGTCTACCAACAGCTGTATTATTACTACCTGTAGTATTATAATATAAACTATAAACACCAAATGCGGAATTGCTATTACCTATAGTATTATATCGCAACGCTTGCATACCAAATGCACTATTACTAGCGCCTGTTGTATTTGCAAATAAAGATGTATAGCCAAAAGCACTATTACTGTTTGCTGTGTTATTAAATAATGCGTTTGTGCCTACAGCGGTATTATTATTACCAACGGCATAAAATAACGCATTTACGCCTACAGCAACATTAGCAGAACCAACAATATTTGTAAATAAAGACCCTCTTCCAACCGCAGTGTTATAACCGCCTGTTGTATTATTACGAAGTGATGATCTTCCTATTGCGGTATTTTCCACACCAATTGTGTTAGCATATAAAGATGTATAACCAAATGCACTATTATTAGAACCACTTACATTACTAAATAATGATTGATAACCTACAGCAGTATTAGCAGCACCAATGCTATTAGATCTCAAAGAATAATTACCAAATGCGACGTTTGCGGCACCTGATGTATTTTCTCTTAAAGTGTATATGCCAAATGCGGAATTTTGTTGACCAATTGTATTATTTCTTAAAGCATGGTAACCCACCGCAGTATTATTACTACCACTAGTGGTTAATCGCAATGCGTCTCTACCCACAGCGGTATTACTAGAACCAACTGTATTACCTCTCAAAGCGTATAAACCGAATGCAGAATTATTTATACCTGTGGTATTACTGAATAAACTATAAAAACCAAATCCACTGTTACTAATACCAGTTGTATTATTATAAAGTGACTTATAACCAAATGCACTATTAAAACTACCAATCGTATTAACAAATAAAGCTCTATATCCAAAAGCGCTATTATTTCCTCCAGTTGTATTATAGAACATTGATTGGAAACCAACAGAAACATTGTTGGCACCAATTGTATTATTAAACAAAGCATTAACACCTACGGCTGTATTTTTAACGCCGGTAGTATTGTATCTTAATGCAGTTTCACCAAATGCGCTATTGTAATTGCCAATTGTATTGTTCTGTAAAGAACCATTTCCTATAGCAGTGTTTCCTGTGCCAGTTGTATTATTTAATAATGCTTTATAACCAAATGCGTTGTTATTGTTTGTGGTATTGTTGTATAAAGCGTATATTCCAAATGCCGCATTACTTGATCCAATAACATTTAAACGTAAAGCCTGATTACCAACAGCGGTATTATTTGCGCCTGTAGTATTAGTAAATAATGATCTAAATCCTACAGCGGTATTGTTAGAAGCGATTGTATTATTTGCTAATGAGTCTAAACCTACAGCAACATTTGAAGCTCCTGTTGTGTTAGCTGCTAAAGCTGCATAACCAACTGCGGTATTGTTATTTGTAGTGTTATTTTGTAAAGCTGTATATCCTACTGCTGTATTATTAGAACCTATTGTATTATTTACTAAAGCGCTAACACCAACTGCGACATTATAATTACCAGTAGTATTTGAGTATAAAGAAACTCCACCAAATGCAGTATTATTTAATCCGATTGTATTGAATCTCATTGAATTCAATCCAAAAGCACTGTTGTTAGTACCAGTTGTATTATTTAAAAGAGCATAAGCGCCAAATGCATTATTATTACTTGCTGTGCTATTTTTTAATGCGCTTCTACCCATAGCTGTACTATTTACGCCAATTGTATTAGTTTGTAAAGCGGCATCACCAAATGCGCTATTATTTGCTCCAGTAGTATTATAAAGTAAAGAATAATGACCGAATGCGCTATTTGAAACTCCTAATGTATTAATTTGTAATGAACTTCTGCCAACGGCTGTATTAGATATACCTACAGTATTATTAGCTAAAGCATATGCACCAACAGCAGTATTTTGAGTACCAGTTGTATTAGAGTTTAAAGCTACATAACCAAATGCACTATTGTCTACACCTGTTGTATTAGCAAATAAAGCCTGAGAACCAAATGCGCTATTTCTTGCCCCTATTGTATTTGAAAATAAACTATTTAATCCAACAGCAGTATTATTGCTACCAGTAGTATTAGTTTGTAATGTTTGATAACCAAAAGCAGCATTGTTTGTGCCTATTGTGTTATTTTGTAAAGCGGCAAAACCAAATGCTGCATTTCTATAACCTGTTGTATTTGCAAATAATGCTTTGTAACCAAATGCGTTGTTACCGCTTGTAATGTTATTTTGTAAAGAACCATAACCAACAGCAGTATTATTTGTACCAATTGTGTTGGAATATAAAGAATTAGCACCAACTGATGTGTTATTTATACCAGTTGTGTTAGAAAATAAAGAAGAATAACCAATAGCTATATTTGCTGTTCCTATTGTATTTGTCTTTAAAGATTCAAAACCAAATGCACTATTATAGTTACCAGTTGTATTAAATCTTAAAGAAGCGTAACCAAATGCACTATTATTAGCACCGATTGTATTGTTTCTTAGTGAATAAAATCCAAATGCATTATTAGAACTACCAGTTGTATTTGATAGTAATGAATAAAATCCTACAGCAACATTGTATGTGCCAATAGTATTACTTGATAAAGCGTTAGTGCCTATAGCAACATTATAATTTGTGGTATTAGAATATAAAGCATCAGAACCAATAGCAACATTGTGACTACCAAGTACATTACTGAATAATGATCTATAACCAAATGCTGTATTATAAGCACCACTTGTATTATTTCTCAAAGCATTATAACCAAATGCGTTATTTCTAAAACCTGTTGTATTTGCTTTTAATGCTTGAAAACCAAATGCACTATTATTGTTTGTGGTATTATTGTTTAATGCACTATAACCAAATGCACTATTTGAAGCACCAATCGTATTATAAAGCAATGAATTGTGACCAAATGCACTGTTATTCTTACCAGTAGTGTTGCTATATAAAGTATCTTTACCAACCGCAGTATTACTATAACCAAACGTATTGAATCTCAAAGATCTATTACCTATAGCTACGTTATAATTACCAGTAGTATTAGCTCTTAAAGCATAATAACCAAATGCATTATTATCAATACCTATTGTATTAGATCTCAATGATCTATAACCAAAAGCGTTATTTCTACTACCTGTAGTATTGCTATATAAAGCATAGCTGCCGAATGCATTATTAAAATTACCAATTGTATTATTTGCTAATGAATAATAACCAACAGCGGTATTATTAACACCTGTCGTATTTGCATTTAATGCAGTATTTCCAACAGCAGTATTACTAGCAACATTACCAGTACCTCTTCCAACAATAACACTATTAATAGACAAACTATGTACAACATCTGTAGTATTACTATCTCCAAGCGCTGATGCAGAAGTAAATTTGGCTATTGTATTTGTTGTGCCTGAAGCGTTGGCGCTTGTTCCAGACGAACCGCTTGTGCCAGACGAACCACTCGTCCCAGATGTACCAGAAGAACCGCTTGTACCAGACGAACCACTCGTTCCACTTGTTCCAGAAGAACCACTCGTCCCACTTGTTCCAGAAGAACCACTTGTTCCAGATGTCCCAGAAGAACCGCTTGTGCCAGATGTTCCAGAAGAACCGCTTGTACCAGAAGAACCACTTGTCCCAGATGTGCCAGAAGAACCGCTTGTGCCAGACGAACCACTCGTCCCACTTGTTCCAGAAGAACCACTTGTTCCAGATGTCCCAGAAGAACCGCTTGTGCCAGAAGAACCACTTGTCCCAGATGTGCCAGAAGAACCGCTTGTGCCAGACGAACCACTCGTCCCACTTGTTCCAGAAGAAC